TTGTCTTAGTGGTATGGTGTCGTGTTTTTGTAAGTGCTCGACTTTTGCTTTTCCACTTTTTGCTGCAGCTGTATTAATTACATCTGAGATTGCTATTCTTAACATATTAAAAATCCTGTATATCACCAATCAAATTTTTCAACTTTTGCTTAATGAAGTAATTGAATAAGTGAGACCTTCCCACCTCTTCTTGGTTATTATATTCCTCGAGAATATTATCAACATACTCCTGAGGTATCATCGTAAGATCAATCATTTGTTTATTACGATTGAACCTTAATTTTGTTTCTTCGTCCATTGCGCTTGGATCTTTACTGTATAATTCAATACGCTTCTTAGTCATTGGTTTTTGTCTTTCACCAATGGCAAGACAATTATCAGGACTTAATATGTTTGGTACACCATCACCAGTGTCACCACGAAGAACGTGTTCTGTTATATATTGTTGAGGATTTGCATGGCTTACCCACTTCTTAAGGACGGGATTGTATTGGTCAACATTTGCGAATCTTTGTAATTGAATAAAGTCCTTATCACCAGAGAGAACAAGAATCTTTTCAGCTCCTGTATTCAATTCAGTACCATGTTCCATACAGAGTGTTGCGATAATATCATCAGCTTCACAACGATCAACATAGACTACCTTGTAAGGAAAGAACTCTTCAATTTCTCTACGTATTTGGTGAATGATATCAAACAAAGCATGCCAGTCGAGATCAGAATCATCTCTGTTCTTTTTACGATTTGCTTTATAGTATGGATAGTAATCCTTTCTCCATACGTTTGTGTTATCAGCGCAGATTACGATTTCGCCGTATTCTTTCGAAAACTTCTTGCGATTGAATCTTATTGAATTGAGGAACATGTGACGAAGCAGATTCTCATCAACTTCCATGTTTGTGTGATTACCAATACCTGCGAAAAGACTCGCGAGCATTACTTGGTTATAGTCAACTAATATCATAATTTATCCATTATTTTCATTTACAGATTATATTATATCAAACATCTTCATCAATGTCAATGGTTTCTTCTAAATTCTTTTTCAATCCACCAGATATACGATCTTCCTCAGCATCCACGATAACATTGTTTGCAGCATACGCTTGTAACTGGTGTTCTTCGTTCATTGTTTGTAGATGTAAAGAACGAATGGCTTCGAAGATTAATATCATAGATGGAAAGTATTCTTCCATGTTTTCTTCAAAGTCGCATCCTGCTCTTGCCATCTCACCTAGTACGTTTTCCCAAATAATTTCTGCAAGTTCACTCGAATAAGATTCTTTGTATTCGCGAATCCTTTCGCCAACACTTACCTCATTAATGGGTGGATTAGAATGTATAGCGGGAAACGGTATTAATTTACCCTTCGACTTGGTAGGCATCTCCAATATTCCTTAATAGAGTGTTCCACATTGTGGAAAATGATTGTATGTTGTTTCTTGCCAAATTAAATCTATCAGAGAAGGTAAATCCATTAAAGTAATTAGGATCGTTCTCCATCGCTATTAGAATTTGTTTTGCTACTGAAAATGCATAATTTGCGTGATGATTCATATCTTCATTCCAATCATACATAATGGTTGCATTAGCACCAGTCTCTGGTAAAGCACCATAGTTTGGATGAATACAAATCATTTGAGATTTAATGGCTTCGAGTAATGCAATACAAGATGTCTCTTTCCATATATTAGGATATAAGAAAATATGAGATTTCTTTAATGCTACTAATACTTCATCATTTGATTTAACACCATGATAAGTCATATTAGGATGTTGCTCAATCTGTTCATATAATGGTTTATATGCTTCGTCTCGATTTTTCCAACCATAAATTTCAAATCCTGAATAGACATCAAGATGGATATTTTTGAATTCTTTTGCTAACGAAGCAAAGATTGGTACAAGTAGTTCTAAACCACGGTGAGGAGTTGTATGATATACGAAACGAATTGTTTCCATATCTTTTTCCTCTGGGTCATACTTAACTTCAACAGCATTATGAATAACAGAACATTTACCATAAGGTATACCGAACCTCATAATGTACTGATCTCTTTGCCACGCTGTCACAAAGACAAAGTGATGAAACTTCTGCCAGCCTTCGTCTTTTAGAATTTGATTTTCTGGATCTTCCGATAGATCATGACACCAAAAGATATTCGGTACATCATCATATAATTCTCTAGGTCTTGATAAATGGATAGCAACCTTTTCAAGTACTTCCGCGTCCATGTTATCAATCAATCGTTGTCTCATCATTTCACTGCCGCCTTTTGAATTAGCAGACAGTTCTGAATCAATCACTACACCTTTATAAATGCAACTCATTTTATTTCTCCATTATTTTACTTGAGGGCATGAGCCTCATTAATTTCATTGTATACGTCAGTAAGAGCAGAATGAAACGCGCCTACTGAACCATTGTTATGTATTCTATATGTAGCAATATCCATCTCTTCATTAAGGACGTATGCTTTATCAACCGCAGTAGCTCCATTAATAGTATATTCTTTAATTAGATTACCATTGAAGTACTTTCTTGAATCTGTTGAATAGTCATGTCCTTCTCGAGTTAATTGAACAATGACAACGTTTTCTTTGCCAACTTTTTGAACGATAGGTTCAAGTTCTTCAACAAACCCGCCATCTGCTAATGCATAGTTATTGCCTTCAAATATTTCGTTAGCAACTGATTGTCCAAAGTAATCCAAACCTTTCTTTGGTTTAATAATATTCTCAGATACATGAATCATTGCTTCACGTCTTGACATATCGTTTAGAGCAAACTCTTTCTTTTCTTTTAGTTCTCTATTGTTATATCCTTCCATGAACCATCTTTCATCAACATCAAAGTGTTTAATAGTTTCTTTAAATAATTGATACTTAAAACTGAGGTTCCCAAATCCAAAGGTTTCTTTGAATAAGCTTGCTGCTTCATCTTTTCCTGAAGCTGGAGGTCCGTTAAATATTACTATCATCTTTCTTCTCTGTAAGTTGTGTAAAACCGTATTTACAAATATAGTAGGCATCTACGATATCTGTTATAGGATTCCACGATTTGTTTATTATACCACATTTCTCGCGAACATCGACTCCGCATTCTTCTTCGAACGCTTCTATCATTAAGTCCTTGCCTGCATTGCCTTTTCCACAACCAAACTTTTTAATCATTGTTGGTGCGTAGACATCATAAGCAATTCCTTTCTCCCATAGTTTATGTTTAAGTAAACCACAGTTCTCTGCTATTTGAAATACTCTACCAACCGCTCCAAATGCGTATCCTTCAATTCCAACAAAGTCACACTCAAAACATTTAGCTTGAGACCAAGAACCAATGATATCATATCTGTCTTGATCGTTGAACCAAGTATCTGGATACATTGTTGCTTGATACTGTCCTTTCTCTCCAATTAGCAATTTCTTTTGCTTTACATAATAATAAAAAGTACAGTTATCGTAACTCCATTCTTCACCTTCATGAACACAAATTGCTGGACTACTTAAACTGTAGTCAACACCAGCGACTCTCATAATAAACTCCATAATATTGTATTATGGTATTATTTATTAGTTTTCTCGGTAAAAGATATGAGATCCTATGTGTCCAACTAAATCTAAAGAACTTGCCCAATATGGTTCTACATAAGTTGTGTGGTAATGAGTTGCGCCTTCTGTCAATCCTAACATACGTCCTTCGTATATTGATTGATGAGCAACTAAGATTGATTCGTTCCATGCGTCTTCTTCTATAGGATCGTCTGACTTGCCATCACAGTACCAACTGAACTGACAACGATTCCTTACAGGTACTTCTTTAGTAGGATCCTTCCACGAAGGTTTAAGTTCTGCATCGTATATTACACCGCACACAGAATCAGGATAACTACGATTATTAACACGATTCATTACTACATCAGCGACTGCAAATTTACCAGCAAGATTCTCAGATCTACTTTCATGGTAAATATTCAATGCCATACAATATGTATCTTGAGTCATTAAGAACGATTCACCATGCATACTTAAATCGTAATCATAATCAATTGCAGTACCTTGAACCTTTAAAGGACTAATTAGAATCATTGATAATAATAGTGCAGTTCTCATGCTTGTCTCGTTACTGAAAATGCATTAATTAATTCTTCATTATTCATCGGCTTTCCAAACGTATGTATTAACTTATCGTCTTGATACCTTTTAATAGTACCATTATTATATTCAATGTCAGTTACAGATTTACCGCCTTCAGTATCTTGCGGTCGAGTATCATAGTACATCGACGATAATGAATGACCATGAATTGTCTGAACTCCTTTAGCCCATTTATCCGCTTCTTCCTGTATGGCGAAATCTTCAACCATTTTAGTATATTCTGTCATATTATTTCTCCTAAGGTTTTTATACGATTAATAATCCTAATGCAAATCCAATGTTTAATCCGATTGAACAATATAGCAGTAAATCTTTATTAAAACTATATTCTATATAAGTCCTCATAGTTTCTCTCCTGGTTCAAAACCTCTGAACGTTTTAAATCGTGGGAACCTTAAACTATATAGATCATCACTAGTTTGAGATAAACTTATTGAGTCAGCTCTTATCTCCACAAGCTGTCCGATAACTGCGTTCTT